CGAGAATCATACTAGCGTCAAACTCCCACCCGCTGCGGTCATGCGATTAAGCTGCGCCCGTGCCTCAGGTAAGAGCAGGTCCTCGTTTAGGTCGGTCTCCTGTCCGGGCTGCAGTTCCTGCACCTTAACCCGGTGCGTCCCGGCGTGCACGAATGCTTCAGGTGTTTGCTGGAGCGCCGCGATCAAGGTCTCCGCGCCTTTGGCCAAGTCGGTCTTGGCTAGCGCTTGCACACCCACCTTGAGGGCCGCAACCACGAGCCCGGCCGGGTCGTTGTGAGGCAAGGATACGATCGAGGTAGTGTTGTTCCGGACTCTAATCATTGTCCTACAATAGCAGAAAGGCCCCGCACGTGCGAGGCCTCCCTGAATTCTGGCTTGATTATTGCTTATTACGAGGTCTTGGTCGAAACGTCCGCGTACAGCGCGCTGCGCGGTCGGTAAACCTTGACGCCACCCACCTTGCCGCGGCAAGGAATCGTGAACTCGAACCCTTCCAACTGTGCGGCCAATTGCTCGAACTCGAGCGGGTTGACAGCTTCGATGCAGTCCGCGTCACGCTTGTACATCACCATACGGTGCTTGTTGCTGGCCGCGCCGGTACCGGAATCAGTTCCGCCCGCGTTGTCTAGGTAGATCCACTCTTCGATGTTCTTGATATACCTGGAATTGTCGAGGTAGTACTGGAGGACGTTCTTGTCGCTGGCCAAGGACATCTTGGTTTGCGTGAGAACCGTCAAGAGAGGCGTTGCCATGAGCAGTGTATCGGGGATATCGATGCCCTTGGTCGCGCTCTTGATTGCTTGCTCTAGGCCAAACAAGTCGTTAGCCATTTGGTCGGCGGTCGTTGCGGCAACGAACCAGTCGTGCATTGCTGAGCCGTAGGTGGCTGAGAACGTCGTTCCGTCAATGCGCGTGCTGGTGAGAGCCACGCCAGAGATCGCGATTTCTGCGTGATTGCAGAACCCACCGATACCCGAAGCAACCTGCGCCGGCCCGCCATTGTCGAACGTTAGCTGGCCGGTACGGAGCACCTCGTCCGTGTCCGCGAGAATGACCTTTCGGGCCGCTTCGCTCTTGCGGGTCGGTAGATCCATCATGAGGCGAGAGGCTTCCCGCAACTCATCAATAGTCCAGCCGTAACAGGCTTCTAGGCTGACAACCTTGCCGTACCGTTCGGCATTGTTGACCTCAACGCGAGGGAGCGGGCCCTTTGCGTTGCCGTTCTGCATCCGGCTCTTGCCAGTGCGGTCCGTCAAGTAATAGACGTACTGCGAGACGCTGGCCGGAATGTCGGTCGCGGGCGGCAGGAACGACAAGCACTTGTTCTCGGGGTACTTGACCTCTCGAACCGAGGACCGAACGTACTGCAGCTGGCGGAGCAAGAACAAGCCCGCGTTTTGGACCGAGACGTTGTCGAGACGCCCGCCCGGTATCGCGCCTGGATCATTCAGAACCTTCTGAAAGAGCATTTGCGCTGTCAGACTGTTCGGAGTAAGGTCCCCATCAAGCTTGATTTCGTGAAAGTTTTTGATATTTCTGAGTGCCATTTTCGTATTACTCCGCGGTCAGGGCTTGGCCTTCGAGGTTGAGTTCGAGCCAAACGACCTTGCCGGTGCTGGCCGTGGTTGTTCGGAAGATTGCGCCAGGGACGGCCGCGGCTTTCGCCGAGCTTTCCGTACCCGCGTCGTTGCGCCAAGCGCCGGCAAGCTGCGTAGTATCCGCAACGCCAGTGGCGAACCGAAGGTAAGCTTGCTGTCCGTCTTTGCAGGCGGTCTCGCAACGGACGCGAATTCGACCGCGTCGCAGGAGGCGAACGAGCCAGCCGACGGGGTATCCACCGGTGCCTGAGCCTACCGAGTTATTGTCTCGAACGACAACGCCCGTGCAGCGCGCAGCTTCTGCGGCTGACGTGGGGGCGCGGACCGTGCGAGGGTCTGCGGCCGTGGACATAACGCCCTCACCGAAGTAAACCACCTCGGATGCTGAGCGAGAGCCGTCTTCTAGTCCGTCGGTCGCGGTCTGAAAGTCCGCGATTTCGCCAGGGTTGCCTTCATTCGGAAAGAGTGCGTATTCGTTTTGGATTGCGTCGGTCACGGCTTACTTGCCTCCCTTGGAGTACATGAGCGGCTTTTTGGAGTCCGCGGCGCGGGAGTGCCCGGCCGGTTCTGGAATCTCGAGGTCTTGCCGCTGCGCGGTCTCGAGGGCTGAGTCGAAATTGGAGATTGAATCAACGCGCTTGCCCGAGGCTACGCCGGCCTCAAAGAGGGCCTCAACATATGCGTCAGTTTTGCTGTCACACTTCGGGGCTTGTTCGGGGTGCGTCACTTTGACCACCTCGAGCATGATTTCCCGGTCGGACTTGCCGTCAAACTTGACGTTCGTCCCGAGGACCTTGGTCGCGGCAACTACTAGATCGACTCGAGCCGACACTAGAGCGTCAACGCGTTCTGGGCTGAGAGCGCCGTCCAAGCGGGCCTGAGTGTCCTTCGTGGCCTGTTCGGCTGCGTCCGCCCGGCCCTCGGCCTTTTCTTTTGCCGTGGTCAGGGTGGTGATTGCCTTGGTATGGCTGTCAAGCTTTGCCTGCATTGCGGCAAAAAGCTCGTCCGAGCCCTTGTCGTACTCTTTACCGTCAAAAGTAACCTTCATTTTTTGAGTCTCCAAAGGCGTGCTCGGCACGTCTCTTGCATCAGACAGAAAACTAGCATACCCGCCGTCCAGGCGCAAGCTTGCGACATTGCCCGCTCTTGCCCAGTTCTGGGGGCCTAAACCGACGTGGTTGTAAACGATTTCCCTCTGAATTCCGTCGTATTGTTCCCCCTCCCACTCGCCGGGAGTTGCGTCAAAGTTGCAGGTGTACCCGCAAGAAAGCTCTTGGAGGGCACCAGAATCTACCTTGGCCTGGGTGCTCTTACGCGAGATTACAATGTCTCCCGCGACTACTGCGCCGTCTTGCTTGGCGTCCCCCGAGACATGACCGACCGCGTGCTTCTCCCAGTTCTCTGAGTCAATCATAGAGGGGTGGCCCTCTACGACCGGAGCGTCACGCAAGCTTTGGATCGAGTCGGCCTTGAAGACCTCCTCAGGCAAGCGGAGCTCTCGCCGCACCGAGCCGTCCGCGTTGTGATACACGAACACACCCGTGCGAGTCAGGCCGGCCGGGATTCGGAAACCCCCGCCCGCGGTCTTGTGGGCCTTGCTGGACTGTAGTCGCGAGAAGTCTAAACGGAACTCAGACACAGACCTAGTCTAGCACCGAGGGCCGGTTATAGCGAGCAGAACCGCAACTCAGCCAAGTTCCAGTGCTGGTATGCGGCAACCTGCGCCACTGTAGTCTGGTCTGGGCAAGCTTGCGGCGCGCCGGTCGTTGCCATGAGCGTGCCCTCGACGTGCTGGGCTCCGAGTAGGTGCCCGAGCTCGTGCGCGATTATGTTGGCCGGCCTGCGCTCATAGTCCCCTTTGCGCAGATAGATTGTGGACCCGCCTAGCTTGTCCCCGCACGCAAGCGCGCCGTCCGGGCACGGGGGTTGAGGAGACTCCAGAATCAAGAGATCGCAAGCTTGTGTCGAAACTCGCAAGGTAAGCTTGCCATTAAGGGCAGTATTCCAGTTCTTGATTGCCTCAAGAGCGCCCGGGCGGGCAACCTCAGGCACTTCAAGGCAAACGGAGCGAGAGGCCAGCGGCGCGGCTGGTTGCGGGCAGCCGTACCAGCATTGAGAGCAAGAGGAGAGGAGGAGGGCAAGGGCGAGAGCTTTCATGCTTTCTCGAAATGTAAAGCTTGTGCCTACTCCTCAGGCAGGTCGTCAAACTCTTCCAAAACTGGAATGGGTACGCACCTGCATTGGTAGTCCTCCCCGGGGTGGCACCTGCGCTCGGGCTTGCCTTTCGCGACCTCGGTCGCGTTCGTGATTGGAGGCTCCTCCCAGGAGAAGGTCTGCCCCTCAAGTGCGTCATGATCATCCCTGACCGAACCATCATTACTAGTTGACCACCTGTAGTGAGTAACCCCGGCCGACCGCTGGCTTTGCTCCCCCATTTGGGCGTTGAGCTTTAAGGTCTGGTCCCGGGCTATGAGCTCGGCCCGCGCCCTGGTCAAACCGAATGTACTCTCCAACGCGCTTGCCGCGTCCTCAACCCTGAGCCCATCGTAGCCCTCAAGCACCCCGGACACTCGGTCGAGCATTTCCTCGGTCATATTGGTCACGAGGTCGACATTTTCCCTGCGCCACTTGGACACGAGCCCGCGCAGGAACAGGTCCGAGTTTTTGAGCCCTACGATCTGCTCTGCCTGTCTTACCCCGTGGTCTGCTATCTCGGCCCCCAGAACCTCGAACGGGAGTTTCTCCCTCATCTGGGTCATGCGTAGGCGGACCCTCGAGAACAGGTCCGCGTAGGGGCCTGCCGTGGGTGCATCCGTCCTCACGGCCCCGGCTAGCTCCGGCCTGACCCTCGCCAGTTCCTCCAGGACCGCGCGCTGGAACTCTTTCGCATAGAGGCGCATCGCCCCCACGTAACGGACCTCGGTCCTAAGTGGGAGCTTAGGTCGAACCGGCCTGAGCTTGCGCCTGAGCTTGGTTGCGTGTAGAAAAAGGGAGGTGATCAAATACGGGTCTCCAAAACCTCTCGAGCAACCTTGACCAGCGCCCCGGGGATTACCCCGAGCACCCGGTCAGGATAGACGAGAGCGTCTCGACAGGGCAAGCCCTCCGGGCCCATGTGCTCGACCGAGACCGCCTCGCCCGCGCGAACGAAAGAGTAGGTGATTCCGTTTAGGGTCATGGTTTCTTACCGAATGACGGCATGGGGTTAGTGTCTCCTGGGCCTCGGCCACCACCGCCGAAGGTAATACCCGCTGAACTAGAGACAGGACTTACACCCAACCCTTTGGGCCCAGACCTGTTCCCATAATTGCGCTCATGTTCTGCTCGTTCGGCTTTCTCGATTTTTATTTTCTCGTGCAGTTGCTTAATTGTTTTGGCCGCACCTTCTTTATCAATAGGGCCTGTTAGTCGGATTGACGACCTGATGCCTTGCTTCATTAAATGAACGTCCACAGCCTCGTGCCTGCCGTTCTCATCCCTAATAGCGTTCATAGTGATTATGGATTTCTTAGCGCCCGAGGCCTCGTGTGCCTCGTTCAAGTGCCTGACCGTTTCGTGCACGCTACCCGCGCCGGTACCTTCCCCAAACTGCCCGTTTTCACCTCTGGGGTGCTTGCTCTCGTCCCAATCACCCTCATCTGACCGCAAAAACAACGCATTCTCGACTAGACTTTTCATGGTTGCAATACTCTCCTCAGGTCCTCGGTTATCCCTCGCAGTTCGATCCCCTGCACGTCCAACGCGCAGAGGGCCAGGTCCAGCTTGGTTAGGAGCCTGCGCACGTTCACCTTGAGCACAAGCTTTTGATGCACCACCCGCCGGGCCGCGTCCGGAGTGCTCTCGGTCGGTGTGGCGCAAAGTGTGCGCCTGATTGCGTCAAGTTCTTGGTCGGGGGTCATAGAAAACTTTGCATACTGGCTGCAAGGCCTGTCATAGCGAAAAAGCGCAAAATCAAAGATTTGTATGACATTTGTGTCATGCCCCCTGCCAACCGCAAGGCGGATGCGTCTCTGGCCCGTGACCTGGCACGTAGGGTCCGCGCTCTGGTTGCACTACTTCACACCGTAGCTCGAACCCACGCCTGGACTTTACGCCCGGCAACCCGAAAACCGAGTAGGTTTTAAAAATCGGATTGAGCTCTAGTCCGAAATCCGAGCCACTAGCGTTGGCTTTCTGTTGCGCGAATGCCCTTGCTTCTGAGTAGTTTTTGAACATCGGACTAGTCCTTGAATTCGAAGGGAGCCAAGTCTCGATGCGCTGCCTCGAACTGAGCGGGAGAAACCGACCTAATATCAGTACCTAGCGAAAGCATACCGCCCGACCCTCGGCGTCTGCTAGCGTCCTTATGCCCGTAGTGCACTGCCTGCGAGTGAAATTCAATCCGAGCCCCGCCAGGATTGTGTGCATAAGGTACTTTTAGCGTGCCTTGCGGTCCGTATGTGTGCACGTCCCAACCTGGCGTTTTCTTGAGGTGTTCTAGAACCTCTTGCTTAGCTTGCACGTAGGTTCTTGCCTTTGGCTTACCTGCCGCTTTTGCTCCCTCTGTCCCAGAGAACTCACCTTTAGCGTCCCTCGGGTGCTTACTTTCGTCAAAGTCCCCGCCCTCGTCTTTACGAGCCAGAAAAAGTGCATTCTTTACAAGACTCATTTTGCTACCTCTTGTCCTTCTTTACCTGCAAGACCTTGGCCAACCTCTGGGGGTTCCGGGTCCTCTATGCCATTGCTGACCTGCTCAACCACCTTGGCTAGCAGGCCTTCCCTTGTTTTATTCTGCACGCCCTCCCACCCGTTCGACCACTCGCCCGATCTCACGCGCGAGAGCGCGATTTCTTCAGGTAGGAACACCTGGGAATCCACGTAAGTCTTGTCCGCGTTTGCGATTGCGGCGCGTTCCTGCGCGCGCTCCAACGCGGTTGGGGTGTAGAGTGGCTCGAACTCGACCCGAAGCTTGCGGGCTAGCTCTGGTTTGCCGGCAGCTATCAGCGCGATTCTGCCGAGCCTTTGGAGCCTTGGGCCTATTATGTTCTTTTGGGCCGAGGCCCGGGTATCTTGCCACCATCTCAAGGAACTGGAACCCGAGGCGTTCAGGCCGCTGGGGTCCTGCCCAAACAGCACCATAGCGGGGCACTCAGCCGAGGATGCCAGTCGAATATTTGCCTCGGAAATGATTTCATTCAGTCCTGAGATCTGCATGGGCTGGCGCTCAAATGACTCCTCAGGGTCGATAATGACCGCATGTAGGACCGATCGCATGTATTCGACCATCATAAAGCGCTTGCGTAGCGCGTCCTCACCACCTGGCGCCAACATCTTTTCGGCCAGGCCGATCACCTTGTAAACGGCTGGCGGGCCCTCAGTAATCAGGATCTCAATACCCTTCCAAATTACTGCGTGCATGCGTAGTTGCGGCCAGATCTTGTCGAGTACCGAGTAATCGTAGGAGGCGTTCAAGTTCTTCTCTCGGATGCCTGTAGGGGCCCCAGGGAAACCAATCATTCGCGATTCATGAATCAAGTATGCGCCCTCGGCCACACCCGCGTAGGCCTGCGAGACAATATAGAGGTCCGGGCTCCCTTTCTTGGGCCCATCTTGATAGTACCTGACAGGCCACATAAACCGGCGGTCAACCGTGCGCAACCACTCGATCCCTTTTGTCGCTCGCTCGGGCCTGAGGGGCTCACTTGCGGGCAGCCCGTCCTCGCACCCGAGAATAATCCAAGAGCCCCCGAACAATCGGGCCCAACGCCTCGAGGCCAAGAAGTGCTCGCGAGTCTCAAGAGTCTCCACTAGGTCGGACAGGTATTCGTCAACGTTTGCGTCCCCGGTCGTAAGCTTGAACGAGAGCCTGAGCTCCTCGTTGCCAGGCATATCTAGTATCCTGGCCGAGAGGTCGTCCCCGTGATAGAGGTTCGAGAGGGTAATCAGGTCGGTGGGGTTGTATCCGTGAAACTGACCCTGGGCTGTCTTGTCCGACAAGGTGCCCATACCTGTTACCGCGTTGACCCAGCCCGTGCCTGGTTGTCCGTTGCGGGCGAGCGGGTCGAACCCTTGGAACCCGTTCAGGGAGTTATCGAACCGATTTTCGAGCTCTATCTGAACTCTGGACGGGTGGCCGTCAAGAGTACTGAGCCGGGGGTCTGGCGCTGGACTTTGGGCCGCTGGGTGTTCGGTGTTCTTGGCCTGGGTTTTCACTTTTCGGCTCGACATTCAGGCACAAGTCTACCACACGGCTCAGGGTCCTACCACACTGAAGGCACCCCCGCCTCTCAAGCTTGCGCGCGGGGGAGATATGCGTCCAAGACTCGAGAGGGAACGAAGGGACCGGGGCCGTGTGGCCGCAAGAGCAGTCAAGCACTAAAACCTACCTTTTTCTTCTCTGGCTGTAGAGCTAAAAGCTCGGGTGGGAACCACTCTGTCTGGAACGTATTGCAAGAATCGAACCAACAGCAAAGGTAAGAATCGGCGCCATCGGTAACGCACACAGACTTCACCTTCATTGTCGGGCCGGAATCTGACACGAACTTGACCGAATCACCTTTCTTGAACCTGGGGTCAAGCATTAGGCAGCCACCAATTTATAAAAGAAAGGTGGAGTGCAAACCACCGGACGACCATTGACGCGTATCTGGGCCGAGAACACCCCTACTGAGTCTGTTCGTAGAACCAGCATAGGCTCCCCCACCCCCAAGAACTCGGCCATGCTCTCAACGTGCTTGCGGTTGGCCCTGCGCAGGGCCTTGGTGCGCACCTTGCGGGCTCGGTCGGTGGGTGCAGAGGCCAATCTCGCTTTGCGAGAAATAATCGTTTCGTAGCGTCGTTCGCATTCGCGTGGGGTCATGATTGCGCCTCCAGAAATCCAACAACACACCAATCTTTAGCCGAAAAATCCTCGAAATACGGGCTCCAGGGTTTAGGGCAGAAGCCAAGCAGAGTTACAAATCGCGAGGTCGGGTGCTTCCAAATGCCTCGAACCCAGGGCCGCCATGTTGGTCTGCGCACGATATAGCCGGCGGCTAGGTACTCGCACGCGTCCTCCCAAGTCATGCCCTGTTTTATCTTGAAGCGTTTCATGCCTGCACCTCCGTGGAGCACCAGCACTTGGCTGGGTAGCCTTGCGAGTTCAGGAAAGCGGTCCACATCTTGGATGTGACTGTGCACACCTTGTCGTCATCCTGCCCCGAGTCGAACCTCCCCCAGTACGAGACCTTGTTCTCGACCTCGCAGTACATCTTGTAGGTTGGGGCCGTACGTGCGTTCGAAACACCCTCGCACGAGTGCAGGATTATGAGGGCCGAAAGAGTACCCAGGAACCAGATCGCGAATTTCATTGAAAACCTTTCTT